ATCAACCGCATCTTTAAGCATCCTCTCTGCTGGACTTGTCGGTTCCCATGAATCCCATGTATCGTATGCTTCGTTTACGGCATTCATGAGAGCGTCATCACCCTGGTATCTCGTGAAGTCGTCTTCTGTTTCCTCGACAGTTTCAATGTCACTGTCGTCACTGTCTGTATCCTGTTCGTATATGTCTGGAAAGTGCGAACCGATACGCTCTCCAACCTTGTTACGAGCACAGTACCTCATGGCGTATTTAAAGTCCATACCAGTAACAATAGTTCTACCACATTTTTTAGAATATTCACCTGCTATCATCATTGTACTTTCAAGTACAGGTAGTAAAACTTCAATCGACGACTGAATAATTTGTTGCTCCATTTATCTAAAATACATTATTATCTATAAATAACATTCCCGCAATGCCATCATTCACTCTTAGAACATTATATGACTTTGCATAAACCCTAATTTCTCTTTCTCCATCTGTGGTTTCATTTAAATTTATTTTCAATAATTTATTATTTATTCTACTCATATTAACCTGTCCAGTTGGTAAATAATTTTCTGGATCCAATGAAAAACTATAATTGTAAATTTGTCTTTGAGGAACTCTTGAGTGTCTATTCAAAGGTTGAACATATCCTAAGAACAAGTTGTCCGCCACAGAAGCATCTATCATTGTTTCGTTATTGAAATCAAGTTGCAAAGTGTCCATCTGTACGTTACTCACAAATGTATTTGAATTGAAATAATCAAACCAATCATTTCCTGTATAAATATTTGAAACTATCTTTGAAGTATTTTGAATAATGAAAAAAAGTTCTTTGACAGGATTAATAAATTTTAGTTCCATTGAATTTTCAATTTCAGTTGTTTGAATTTTTTGCATTTGCAATTGAGTAATCACATAATCAAAACTTCTTGTTCTAAACCACCTTTGTTCATCTTCACTTAAAAACACATACTCAACTGGTAAACTAGCATTGATCATTCTTGGGTTGATATTGTTGATGTCGTAATCCTGATCCGGACTAACAAGCAGTTGTTCCCAAGGTCTAAATTTTATGACAACCTCCACTTCCTGCCTCTCAAGAGATACCAATGGTATAGCCAAGGGATCACTTCTGTGGAAATAAAAGGGTAAATTAACTATAAAATTTCTGGGGTATCCATTAGCGGTGGTCGCTGGACCCAACCCTGTCCGTGAATTCGTTTTACCTACAGTAGCCCACAGACCCCGTTGAAGAGAATTGGAAATAAACATCTCATCGTAAATTTCCATGTATTCACCGGTTATACGTTCCACGCGTTTTCCACCTATGAAAAGATCAGCGTAATCGATGATAGCATTTCCTATGGAAGCAGTGTATCCCACGTTTGCCTCATTGATCGCTGGAAGTTGTATTCTCAGATACATGTTTCTGATTAAATCACCCCTGCGTCCAATGACACACCTCGCTTCCGATCCAAAATCAACTTCCTCATCAAAAGGATTGTCAAGAAGTTCCAATGCAAACTTTGTATGCCTCTTGAACACTTTTTGAAAGTAAGTTAAATCAGGAGTACCCGTTAAAAACTCATCCTGGAGACCAGTTGTTGCTACCTGAACACGGCCACTAGCCATTACTATAATAACAACACAAAAGAATGTTTGCGTAACATCGCGACGAATAAAAACGTCATATTTATTAGACATGAACATTCAACTTAGAAAGTTCAACCCTGAGAACATGGCTGATGATAAGGTATGTGTTTTCATCGGTAAACGTAATACGGGTAAATCTACGTTAGTGACCGATATCATGTATCACAAAAAACATTTACCCGCTGGGATAGTAATGTCAGCGACAGAAGAAGGAAATCATCATTATCAACAATATGTTCCAGATTTGTTCATTTATGGTGATTACGATAGAGAGGCTATCGAGCGGGTGCTGGCTAGGCAGAAAAAACTGGTCGGTTCAGGGGTACCCAATCCACCAGGGGCGTTTCTACTATTGGATGATTGTATGTATGATAGAAAGTTTATGAAAGATATTTGCATTCGTCAATGTTTTATGAATGGAAGACATTGGAAATTATTTTTCATGTTGACGATGCAGTATTGTATGGATCTAACACCAGATCTTAGATCAAATGTTGATTATGTTTTCATTTTGAGAGAAAATATTGTACAAAATAGGGAAAAATTATATAAATCTTTCTTCGGAGTTTTTCCAACTTTCGATATGTTTAATCAAGTCATGAACGCGTGCACGGAAAATTATGAATGTCTGGTGTTGGACAATACATCAAAAAGTAACCGTGTTCAGGACTGTGTATTTTGGTACAAGGCTAAATTGAGACACAACTTTAGGGTTGGTTCACCTGCATTATGGCAGTGTCACAGGAAAAACTACAATCCCAAGTATGACACAGAAGCCGACGGAGATCCCCGTAAGGCTAAAAAGGCAACGGCATTAACCATAGTTAAAAAGAAGTAACTATGTAATTGTAGAACAACATGCAGATTTTTGTAAAGACACTAACCGGAAAAACAATCACCCTCGAGACCGAGGCAAGTGATACGATCGATAATGTTAAGAGTAAGATTCAAGACAAAGAAGGCATTCCACCCGATCAACAGAGACTTATCTTTGCTGGGAAACAGTTGGAGGATGGTCGAACCCTTGCAGACTATAACATTCAAAAGGAATCTACCCTCCATCTAGTCTTGCGTTTACGTGGAGGTAACAAAATGTAAAGTAATACCAAATACCAAATGGAAACTTTGGATTTAAATAACGGTGGTGAAATGACCGAAATGGTTCCAATAGACGCACGCGCGCAATCAAAGGGCGAAGAAAAAAATGTGGATAAAGATAAAGTAACAATGGACTCTACTCCGATTGCTGATATTATGGGAAACAATGAAATCATGATGGACGGACCCGCTCCGGTTGCTCAGGACCCCCGAGTTCCGAATGTCCCTCAGGTGCCAATGCCTCAGATGCAGGCTCAGGCTCATCAGATGACCATGCAGATGCCCACGCCCAGCGTTCCCGAAAGTAAGAACCCCATGAACCTCACCGACGACCAGATGGAGGCTTTATTTGTGGGTGTTGTTGCCACTATCGCCTTTTCCAAGCCCGTTCAGGAGAAACTCGCGAGCATGATCCCACAGTTTGTTGGTGAGAACGGTGCTCGTAGTACCACTGGTCTGGCTGTAACCGGTGCCGTCGCTGCCGGTATCTTCTATTTTGGTCGTAGATTTCTTATGAAAAATTAACTGGATTGTACATCGGTTCAATGAAATAACTTGACAATACCATCGTTAGAAGGAATACTAACATGACAAACGACAACGAAGTAGCGGCAGCGCTCTTGTTGGTTTCGGGATCGGCGATAGCCTGATTTATCTTGTTAGATGACCTAACAAGGATACTCCCGAAGATGAAAGCCGCGATACCCGCCATCGCAACAACCCCCTTAGATACCCAGAACCTTCCAGTTCTGGATAGATAAGAGATGGCAACAGGATTTACGAGTGTGAGAATCAGAAGTTTGAGTTCTGCACTCTTAAAAAATATAGACATTAAAGGAATTGATAGAAAGATCGTCCACAAAAGTGAACCCATCATAATATCATATGGAGCAGTCTTAACCATTTATATTATAGACGGAAAATATTTTTAGTCTCTGATGTATTTACCACAAAATTTAGTTTCTTCTGGTATCTCTTTATAAATACCAATGTCTGCACAAAGGTTTTTGAGTTCTGTGAAATTCTTCCAAAAGTTTTCAGAATGAGAATATTCCTCAACAGTGGAATGAGCCAGTTCATGGATCAACACATGAAACATCTGGTTGGGGGTTCCATCCAAACATAATCCAATCTCGGCCCCTTTGTTCACATTGTAACCGACCTCCTTACCAGATCCGTGGAATCCATCAACTAGAATTCTACGTTTAAGAACTTTGAACTTGTCAGGGACTTGGTTGGTCTTTATATATTCGATGAGTTGCGAATACTTTTTTTTGACTTTTGTTAAATTTTCAGGTTCTTTTAATTTCATCGTCAAATTAACACTGATTAGAAATAACAACACACACAACAACCACTTCATTACTTATTATATACAAAAATAAATTGACTATATATTTTTGAGATTTCAAACTGTGTATCAAAAGGTGTCCATGATTCAAGTGTGAACCCCTTATTTTCAAGATGCGTTATGAGCATATCCTTGTACGCAATCGGTTCAGGAATCGGACCATCACTATAATAGGGTGTGTCCGTCAAGTACACAAACAACTTTTCCCCAAAGTTACCATACCCTGAATCATCTTTACGAATCATATAATTACCAAGTGTATCCTTGATAGGAGTCCTGTTCAACACTTGCTCAGAATCTGGAATACATCCGATAAGTTTACCACCGGGTTTCATCCTTTTTCTGATTTCATTTAAACTTTTGAAAAAAAGTCCTCCATTTTGAAAAATATATTGAAGTGAAAAATTATAACATATGATGTCATACTTTTTGTAGGGACAACTGAAAATGTCACCCTTGAAAAAATTTACCCTCCACCCCATAGAATAAGATCTCTGGACGGCTTCCTTCAGAGATTCCTCGTCAGGGTCACAGGCATCGAGAAACACTTTTCCAAATGCCCACTTCTGAAGATCACCACCTCGTCCACACCCAACATCCAAAACATGTAGTCCTTTCTTATGACAGGTCACCTTTTGGATGAGATGACGTTTGACGAGGTTGTGAGATTTTCTGATTTCCTCCATATTGCTTACAATAAATAAGTTTAATGTGTTTATATAGGTTTAAAGAAATAATTGTATAGTTATATATAATGGCATCCCTTGAACAGGATTATACCACCGTCCCGGGCCAACTCTTTGCTTGCATTTCTCTTGTTGGACCCGACCTTCCTCAGAAGAATGACAAGTTTGGTCTGAAGATCCGAGGTGCATTCAACACGCGTGACGAGGCCGCTTCACACGCGAAGCGACTTCAGCGCGAGGATGCGACCTTTGATATTTATGTTGTGGACATGTACAAGTGGCTTCTCATTCCCCCTGATCGTGATCACATCGAGGATACCCACTACAATGATGAGAAGTTAGAGGAGATCATGACCAAGTATCGTGAGAACCAGGCTCAGGCTAGTAAGATGTTTGAGGAACGCAAGAAGGATATGATGTCCGCCCCCACTTCAACTGATATGCCCTTCATTAAACCCGGTGATGAGAATTCCAAGTTTTACAACAAGCCCGATGAAGCCCCTGTTAGCCATCCCGCAGAGGTCCTAGAGCGTCTCCAGAAGGAGAAGCCTGATGCAGCCATCGAGGATCTAGTGAAGGAGGCAGATGAGATTGTGGCCGCTGAGATTAAGGAGAGGCAGGAGTCCCGGGAGTAAAAATTAATATACACATTATATTAAATGATTTCAGTAGTTCTGAATATTATTACAATACTTTTAGTTAGTTTTCTGTTTTATTTAACCTTTGTGATATACAATTATCAGAAAGGTACAGACAATGTAACACCACTTGAAGTCTACAAGTCTTTAATTGGAGATTCTACAGTCGCGTCGGTTACAAGAGCACTCACAAGGCCTTCTGTAGGCGATGTGGGAACTTTTGTTGGTTACAGTGATGAAGCAGAATGGGCGGACCAGCCAGCCCCAATTTCACAAACTGGCACTGCTGATTATGTTGGCATGTTAAAGGAGGGTAGACCTTCTGTCATTGGGTTTATGTAGGTCGGAGAATAACCGGTTGCATTGTCTTACCCATGAAAAAACCTAAAATAAACGCTACAAAAATAACTATATAGGCAGTTTTGTCCAGATCACCAAACAGATCTTTACCTTTTGCGTCTCCATTCATGTTAATGTCCTGGGGTGGAAAAGGGTGAGACATATACATAGGATGTTGTTGGGGAGGGTGAACATGTTCCTGATGATTGTTAAAGTCTTCTTCATCGTCACTATCTTCTTTATTTATGTTGTTATTGATAGGGTTATAATTGGAATCGTCGATAGGCCTAGGATCCATTTACTTAAATAAAGGGAAATAAACTTTAAGCATTTTCCTCATCATCTTCACTTTCACTTTCATCCACAACAAATCCCTTTAAATTACCATTTTCATCGGCATCCTCATCCGAATCATCCTCACTTTCATCATCCGTTTCCATTAGATCGATGCTATCATCATCTGAACAAAAGTCATCGTCGTCTGAGTAATCATCTTCGACCTTTTCGATCGGTTCATAGCGTGTTGGTCGCTTTGAAAGACGCCCGGATTTAGTCTTGTATTCCTCCATGTAAATACTTTGGATAAAAATGGTCTCCATTCTTTAATGCATATTTCATTAATAAAGATTCCCCACTGATAGCAACATCTTGAATGCTACTATTAAAATCCGTGTTGCCATATAATTTT